ACAGTTGCCTGTGTAAAACTAGTTGCTGTACCAGTTGTACCTGGTACAGAAATTTCATCTGCTAAAAGTAAAGTTCTAGCCATTATTCTTGGTCCTCTTGTGGTTCTTGCTCAATCTCAGTTTCACCTTCTTCATCATCATACTGATTTGAATATTCTTCACCGTCAAATAAATTTGACGCTACAATAGGTCTTGCAGCATCAATTCTTTCAGCAGCTTTTGCGTATAAAACACCCTTAATAGCATCAGTCACATCAGATGGTTTTGCACCTGTTGCGATCAAATCGATAACGTTGTCCATAAAAATTTAAGTATTATATTGTATATTTATATCTCCGCCTTTTTGGTGTCCTTTTGCATCTGTGCATCAGCAACTGCAGCATCTGCTCCCATATCTGGTTCCATAGGAATTTGACCCATTCCCATTCCATCAGCGCCCATTGCCATTGGGTCCATTCCCATATCTCCACCAGGTAAAGGTTCTCCCGTAATTGGATCTACACTTCCAGGAGCTGGGATAATACCTTTATTAATTTCATCTTCAATCTGCTCATCAATCTCAATAATCTCAGAGTCAGTTTGACGTAAGACTTTCTTTCTTACATATTCGGTAGAATAATACTTACCAATGTAAGGTTCGATAGTTGCAAGATTGCCAAGTCTGCTTTGCAGCAATTCGGACTCTTTTAATTCTGCAAACTGATTATCATAGAGGAAGTCATACTGAATATGATCTGCCATAATCTCCCAATCTTCGGGAGTTACGATATTTTTGAGAATCAGTTGTGTTCTCAGAATATCATTGAACATCGCAGCGAAACGCTTTCTCAGACGACCAACAAACTTAGCAAATTTGAGTTCGTCTCTCAGAATCTCAGAAGAACGACCAAGATTGAAACCACCATCAGCAGCAATTCTTGATTCTGGAACTCCGAGTGCTCTATACAGTTTCTTTTGGAAATACTCAATGTCGGAAAGTTCGCCAAGATTTTGACCACCAGGGAGTGTAGTGATTTCAGTACCACGACCACCTTCTCTTCTTGGAAGCCAGAAATCTTCCATCATGGACATGAACTTACGGTCATCACGGACTTCACCCGTATTTGCATCGTAAGCAAGTTTATTTCTGTAGCGAGACATAACCTCTTTGAGGTATTGCTCCGCTTTTACTTTAGGAAGATTTCCGACATCGATATAGAAAATTCTTCTTTCTGGTGCTCTACTTAAACGATAGATAACCAAAGAATCCTCAATCATTCTGAGTTGATTGAGTGCCTTGATTGCTTTATGTAGATATGAAAGAACAGTTCCCTTGTTTCTATCTACAAGACCAGAACTACAATAAGCAACTGAGTCCTTTGCAATTTTTACAGAGTCTCTCTTGCCAGTAGCACCAGCACCAGCAAATGTGCCATTAGGATAATTTGCTTTTGGTGTATAAATGAAATACTCTTCGATTTCTGGATTTGTTAAACTAACTTCGGTGTCTTGAAGTCTTCCATTTGGTAAAGGTTGAAGTCTCTTATTATCTTTTTTCTTTTCTTTGCGAATATATTTCATCTTCATTGGGTCAATATATCTCAGGTCCTGAATACCTGCCTGAGGATTCTTGACATCAATGACTTTCAGATAGTAAACTCTACCATCAACATACCAATTCCTAAAAATTTCGTGTGCTTTTCTATCAAAGTCTAAAGTTTCTTTGATATACTTAAATTCGCTCCTGATTGTTTGCTTCAATCTGTCACTAGCATTCAGATTGGATAATTCAATCTCCACAGGAGAATCATAAAGATCGCTAACGATTGCTTCATTAACAACATCTTCAATAGCACCATCACACTCTGGATGAAGTGCCATTTCCCTATATCTTTTGATTAAATCATGTTCAGTACGATATACACCTTCGATATCAACATACTGACCATAAAAACCACTAGCAATATAATTATCAACCCCGTCCTCATTATTTTGAGGAACGGGGGATATTACAGAAGGTGATTTATTTTGACCATCATCAAGGGAAAAACCAAAAAGTTTTGCCATCGTATAAACTATCTACTTGTTATGGACTATTTAGTTAATGTTTTCGCCACCCGAATTAGGACCACTACCTCTGATTGCTTCCCACCAGAGAACTTGCATTTCAACAGTGAATTCTTGAATTCCCTGAGCATCATATGACAGTTCGATTGGAGCAACCTGAGTTGGGAAAAGATCATAGAAATGATACTTTCTCAGGGTGTCACCATTACGGTCGAGTTGATAAACATAAGCATCTGCTTGATAATCTGCTGGATTGGTGAGTCCAGTGTTATCAGATACTCTGTTCATTGTATTCATCCACTTTTCAAAAGCAGAACGAATAGAGAAATCGGTATCGTTGATAACGGTGATTGTCCAAGTATCAAAGGTTCTGTCTCCAGCAACCTTTAAAATTCTTCCTCTAAAAGGAACTTCAATAGGTGCTACGTTTGATGCAGGAAGATTTGCTGCTTTAACAAGGAATCTTGCTTTATTGAGAATGTCATTCAAACCCTCAACACCGACAGTTGAGGGGAATGCCAGTTCAACTTCAAACAGATTAGAGCGTGCGCCACCACCAGTTAGCTTGCTCTTAAAATCAGTAATCTTTCTTAGTGGGGGTGGATTAAGTTGATTTCTAGTTGCCATTGTTCTTTATACCTCTAAGGTTGATTAATAATCAAACGTTGCCAATTACTTCGTCAAACGAAACACCAGTTCTGGTGGCAACAAACGTGAGACCGATGAAGTTAATCGATCTGTTTGGTTTGATAAAGATATCAGCAACAAATTCATTGTTGTCGATAACAGCAGCGGTGTTGTTTGTTTCGTCGCAAACGACGACATAATCAAAGATTCCTCTCTTCGCTTGAACATCACGAAGGAATGGTTCGATGATATTTACAAAATTTGTTCTTGTAATCTCATCGTTGAATTCGAAGAGTTGGTCTCTAGCAGCAGCTGCAATTGCTTGCTCAAGATAGATGAACAAACGACGGACGTTGATTCTATCGAATGCTGATGACTTAGCAAATCCAGTCTTATCACCGAAGAGGACAATACCATCTCCAGGTGAGAAGATTACAGGATTAACTCTATTAGAATAGAGTTTGTCTCTTTGGACTTTGGATGGATTATAAGCAAGTTTTACTGCATTGAGAATTGCACCTCTTGCAGTTCCTGCAGGTGAGAACCATGGGAAGTTTCTAAGGTCATTTCTTGCACAAAGACCAGCAATATCTCCGTTCAGTGGAACATAACGGAAAGTATCTGAGAATCTATCATACATGTACTTGTAACCACTATCAAATACTGCATAAGTTGAAGAAGTTACAGGTGCATAGAACCCAGTTACGTTATCTGTGATGGTAGCATCAGACTCAACTGTTACTGACCCTGCGGAAGTATCGGTAATAAATGCCTTTCTGTAAGGTGAGATGAATGCAAGTGCATCTTGTCTTGCTTCTGCAACTGCAATCAGTTTGTTAGCAAGTGCTTGTGCATTTTCTTTAGTATAGTTTGCTGAACCCATCAACAGGAAGTCGATGTCATAGTTATCAGTATTTTCAAACAGGTCGTAACCAGTGTTCAATGCTGATGTTGATGCTGCGAGAGCACCTGCAGAAGTGATGTCTGTAGCACCACCGTAGTTTTCACCATTAGCAAGTGTTAAGGTGTTTGCTCCAGTAGCGTGGAAGATAACGCCAGAAGCATTTTGGTTCCAGTTTCCATCATTACTAGATACTGCAGAATATCCAGTACCAACAAATCCAGTAGCAACAGTGTCTGAAGGTCTTGAACCAGCAAAGAGGTTTGTAGAGTTTGCTGCGAGATACTTTCTCCAGTGAGAAGGACTTCCCACAGAATACTCAGCATCCTTTGCTTTAGAGAGTGATAAATGCTTCTCAACAATAGTTGCTGGGGTACCAGTCAAAGTTCCTTTGTCATCGATAAGAACAACATGAACTTCATCAAATCTACCACCTTTAGCAGCAGCAAAAGAGGAAGTTCCTGGTCTATCTGCAAGGGTATTCCAAGAAATGGTTGAATCACTCAAAGCGATGGTTTGCTCGTTAAACCAATCTTTTGTTGATGTTACCGTTGTGGAAGATGCAGAGACAAAACCACCTGCAGTGTGGAATCCTACAGTTTCAGAAGTTGAAAATTCATAAACACCACCAGGTTGATAATCTACGTTAGTTACTGTTCCAGAAGCAGAGATGTGTGAGAGAACCTTTACATCAATCTCTCCACTGCCCACACGAGTAACAATACCCTTCAGATAACCATCAAGTACTGATGTTGTTCCAGCACCGGGAAGAGTTGCAGAAATTGCCTGTGTAACACCATATCCAACTGCAGCATTGGTTGTATTAACACCAATAATTTGGTCTCCCTTAGCGTCGATGAGTGCTACCTTAAGACCATTTGCCCAACTACCTGGGTTCTTTGCTGCAATAGTTTGAGCAAAAGCAGTTTCATCATAACCAAGTTGGTTATAATGCTCCAAACTCTTGATCTTGATTGTATTTCCAGCACCAACAGATGCGTTATTTAACTGGGAATCATCTGCTCTAACTACTCTTAAGTCTCCACCATAAGCGAGGTAGGATGATGCTACCATCCAGTGCTCATAGTGCTTATCAGTGTTATATGGCTCACCGAAATTCTTTAAGAGGTCTGATTCATTTTGTACCAAAATTGGTGTTTCTACTGGTCCCTTAGCAAAGGGAGCGACAATAGCACCAACACCACCGCTAGTAGCATCTACTCTACCTACGGTTAAGTCAACCTCTCTAACTACAATTCCAGGAGATGCTAAATTGAGTGGCATCTTTATTCTCCTACAAGTCCAGGATTAATCTAAAAATATTTATTAAAAAGAACACTTTGATTGGGGAAACTGTGCGTGAATATCTACCAATCTGGATATTCCCATCTTATTGGAGACTTTTTCTTTTTATTTTCCACCACTCTTTTCTTAGTACAATCTTTACACTCATAAGAATATGCTGATGGTAAAGCTCCTCTACCTTTTCGTGTAAGGTAAAAATCATCGATCAAATTTTTTGTTATCCCACATACTCTACATTCTCTTTCAAAAAATAATATGTGTTCTAAATTAATTTGATCTCCCAGATCCATTAGTAGTAGTCCCACATATATGACCTATCACCATATTCGTCAGTGTGCCAAGTGTCACCGTCTTTATCAGTAAATACATTATCATCTAATCCATCAAGAATAAATCCAAATGGTGCCATGTCTTGCTCAATCTGATTTCTCTGCTCTTCATAAATTCTCTTACGAATATCATTGCTAGTCATCTCCTTGAAGTAGTCTTGTGCAACTAACCAAGAAAAAATAACAAGACACATTGCTAAGTCATCATTACATCCTTCTTCTGCTTCAAATGAATTATGCTTCTGTGCAAATGTTGTAAGTTCTGATATAATATCATAGTCAAGAGTCAGTAACTTGTCATCCTCCAAGAAAGTCTTTAAGTTAGAGCATCCCAACTTCTTCACCGCAGCGGTCATCCTCACACCCATCTGCGACTTCTTACCTGAGAAACCGTGTCCCACCACCTGACCAGCACGACCTCTCATCGCAGCCATCAGCATGTTTTCATATTCCAAGTCATAGTGTAAGATATTAGCAACTTGCTCACCAATATCATTAACTTCAATAAGCAACCAAGCGTTATTATATCCCTTTGCCACATCATGAATGACATTTGGGAATAGCATAGGTTTGATTTCGTTATTCCTATACTTTGCTACTACCTTGTAAGGAAATTGGGTGATATCAAAAACAATAAACGCAGAATAGTCATTACCCAACCCACGGGCAACATCTACAGTAATCAAATAGTTGTGCTCAGGTTTTGTCTTCTCGTAAATATCGAGACCAGCATTCCTTTGTATCGGGTCTTCATATACCAAATTTCTCAGTTTTGCTGGATTGATGAGTGTATTGACAGAACCTAAGAATTCGCATTCAAACTCAACCTTAAATTGTTGTTCTGAGGTGTTTGCAATAGTCTGTTCTTTCCATTCAGCATCTCTACCAGGAACTTCTGACCAGTGTACGTCAGTAGGAACATATTCGTTCTTACCTTTCTCAGAATCATGCCACATGCGGTAAAAGTGATTCATACCCCTAGGGGTAGAAACAATAATTACCTTTGTGCTCTGTCCAGAAGAAATAGTAGGATAAACAGAGGCAAAGAAGTCATCAGCAATGTGATTCGGGATGAACGCGAACTCGTCAAGAAAGATGACATTATAGGATCCGCCTCGGACAGCAGATGAAGAAGTAGAGTTAGACGAAATCTTGGAGCCATTTTCGAGTTCTAAACTACCTTTGTTCCATGATATAATACCCTGTTGCATCCACTTTGGCAAGTTTTCGTATGCAAGTTGTAACCT